CTGGTCGCTGGTCGCTGGTCGCTGGTCTGGCAGCATAAAATCATCCTTTTATGAAAATCAACGTTTTTTGAGCACTCGCACACAAAAAATTACCGCATTGGTTGCAACGACAACCTGCATTTTGCGGAGCATATGACAAATAAAGTACGGGTGCGTTGAGGATGCCAGACACATCAGAGGTGGCGGGAGATTACTCCCCTGCCTGGTCTCTTACTTCTCAGATTCGTAGTCTACGAAGACAGCGACCTCCGTCTGGCCGGTTCGGATTCGTACCTCGCAGAAGTCTTTCCTCGTTACCAGTGCTATCACTACGACGGTAATACAGATGACGATCAGGGCGATTAACATCGCCTTTTGCTGCTTCATAGCCTACTTCTCCTTGCCTTTCGGCACGTAAGAGGCTAACCTAAGTTTGTAAGTCATAGATTTGGCCTCAGATTAATGTTAAGCGTCCTGCAAGACGCGTAATGTTAACTGGGGCTTTTCTCTGTCTGCCTTACGGCTGCATGCCCGAGGCAGACAGCCTCAAGCACCCGCAGCTATTCTACAGTAAAAACTCGCGCTTTCAATTTCCCGCACGTCCGGCAAACTGACTGGCCTGTGATCCTGATGGTTCACGCTCAACGTACCTGTCCATTTCCAGCTTTACTCCCTGCATGATCAACATCCCCTCAATAACACCTTCTGCTTTTTGCAGTACCCGCCCGGCCCAGCAATCAGAGCGCCCATGCTTACGGCCCAGTGACATAAGCGTCATCCCGAACACATAATAATCATACAGAAAATCATGCAAATCGCTGTTGTTGACGTTCAGTTGCGCCATGCAATTGCTGATAATCAGCGCATCGTCATCGGTACACTGAGGCCGTGATTTAACCTTTGACGGGATCAGCCCCTTAAATCCGGCGGCAATGGGCGACCAGCTCACATCCTCATGATTATTGGCCACCCATGCGCCCCAGCGTTCAAGCACCTGCTGAATATCACGCATCAGAGTCTTTACCCTTATCCCATCCACGATGGACCATAAGGACACCGTTGACGACGGCGTGCCGTTTGCCTTCTTTATCGCCAATATATTTTCTGACCGTGTTGCGACTACAGTTCAGTATTCTGGCTACCTCGGTCTGATTTTCATATGCCTCAACGAGCATGTCAGGAATGGTTTTTACTGTGAACGTCATGCGGCCTCACTTCTGCTGTTTCGCAGGTCTTTAAGTTTCTGCTGATACTTCGCCTTGATCGCCCTGCATTCTTCGACAGTCCAGCGATGGCGGTTATGGTTCGATTCGATTTCGTCTACTGCTTCCTGCCCGATGCGGTTAATCAGTTCGACGCGATACGGAACGAGATTTCCGCTTTTGTACTGGTTACACACCACGCATTGCTTATGGATATTGCGTTCATCAAATCTGAGCTGAGGTGCCGCAGCTGTTGTACGGTAATGGCCTGCATCCCACTGGGCTGAATCGAACGTCCCGCATGAAACACACGGCAAATGACGGTCCCGCTCCCTGATATAAGCATTCACAGCCTGTTGTGCCTGCTTAATCCAGTAACTGCGGGGCTGTAAGTCCCTCCTGCGCGCTTTCAGCTTGTCTGCCTGCTCTTTTGCTGAAGCTATCGCCTTTTCTTTTCTGACCAGTTCCAGTGCGCACTGACCACAGCAAACTTTCTGATATGAGCGGAACGGCACAAACGAGGAGCCGCACACTTTGCATTTTTTTGGTTTACGTTGCTTCATCATCACCTCAGAAAAACGACAGCAGGCGGTTATTCAGTTCAGGATTGTTTGAGCGCCCGAACACATGTTTTAACGCGGCATTAATCATTGCGTTGTAGCAACGTTCAAACTCATCCTGATCCATATTCGCGTAACTCAGGCTTTTTGCCCGATATCTCACCTCGCCTCTTATGGTTGTGACCACATCATAGAACCCGGCAAGAATTGTCAGATTTTTACGAAACTCATCAAACTGCGTCGCTTCATCAGAGAATTCGTATCCAGCATGTTCAGCGCACCAGTACTGAAAGCAGAAATTAAGAAAAGCGAACATCTTCCGGTGAAAAGATGGGTTACGGGTAAGTTTTGCTTCCAGTGTATACAGCTCACCGTTTTTAAATTTTGCCAGTCGGGGTAAATCGCGCTCATACGCCGGTACAAATACGCCATTAGCCGCCTTGATCATCTCTATTTCCATCAGGCAGCCTCCGCTTTGAATTTGCGCGTCAACACATGTTCACGGGCTTCACACCCCTGAATGAGCATGTCGTTAAAATCCGGCAAGTCAGGCCAGCGAATGCTGACCTTCTCAACGTCATTACGACTCATGAGATTCTTATGCCCACATTTAAAGGCAGCCGCCAGACCTGCGCCGTGCTCATCATTGTCTGCAAAGATAATCAGGTGATTAACGCCTGGTGGCGCAATAAACTTCTCCATAAAACCGGAGTTCATTGTTGACCACACATTGCAGCGGAAGATTTGACGGCATGAAAGCGCAGTTTCGATACCCTCGGCTATCCCCAGAGTGGACGACACCGGATACAGGCGTATTGCCACCGATTTGGCATGCTGCAAACCAGGCAACTCCTGTAGCGCGGTCATTTTTTTAGCCGCCTCTACATTCGCCTTGCGATCACCATCCAGCAACGTACGATGCAGATAGCAAAGAGAACCTCTGTCATCTGTTGCAATGGCGTAAATTGCCTGATATTCGCGCCCGCTGGCGATCTGACGGTCACAAAAACGCACGGATTCGGTCGGTAACTGGAGTATTCCCCTCCCCTGCAGGTACGCCTCACCTGTTGTGCCCCGCAGACACGGGAGTCCGGCAAACTTATCCATGACCAGCTCCCGCTTTCTGCTTATCTCTGTTACAGGCTGGCTGACTTTCTCCCTCTTCCAGGTATTTCCGATCAGCCGATCGATTTCATCACACAACGTCACCCAGGGCTTACCCGTGGCAAGTTGCAACAACTTCATCCCGTCCCCGTGACCACAGACACAAATCCATGAACCGGAACAATCCTTATCATCACAGCGAAATTTACCTCTGGCACCACATATCGGGCAGGGGCCGCTATAATGTTTCAAGCCAGTAACAGGAGGCATGCCGTAATATTCAAAAATTCGCCCCCAATGCCCGGCCGCTGCCTTCTTAGTCTGCATGCTGGCCTCCTGTCATGGCTTTCTTGCGCCCTTTGGCATAGGCAATGGTCTTTGACTTGATGAAGTTGTACACTTCAACTGAGGTTTGCAGCGGCGCATTACTGAAGCCTTTAGGCCACACACCGAACTTCTCCTTGTAGGTATGAGCGCACCATCCGTCACTCAGGGGTTTACCCGTCGCGTTGCGGTAATTCTGATAACCCTTGATCTCACTCCACCAACGCTGTTTTTCCTCACGGGTGTATTCGCGTTTCCCTTTGTTGACGCGTGAAAGCTTACGATCGCGATCTGTCGCCACGTCATCACCACCAAGTGGGCGAAATCCACATTTGGGACACATGTGTACACCAGCAGGCTTCATGAAGTGGCATTTGGGGCATTCTCTGGGAAGTTTTTCAGCTTTAACCTCGCCACCGCCAGCAGACGCTTTCATTCCGTCATTTTTTCCCGGAAGTTCGTCATACTCGATATCCTCGGGGAAGCCCAGCCGATGAACCGTACCGGAATGGTCGAAAATCAATGCGCGTTTTTTACCAGACGCAGTACGTAACGCTCTCCCGATGCACTGCAACCAGCGGATTTCTGATTTGGTCGGACGGGCGTAGATCAGGCAGCGAACATCGCTGTCAAATCCCGCAACCAGTACGCCGACGTTGACAATTATTTTGGTCGCACCATCTTCAAAACGGCGAATGATATCCTGCCGTTCATCATGGGGGGTATCTGCCGTCATCACCTCTGCGCCAATGCCAGACTGTAAAAACTCACGGGTAACAAAGTTCGCATGAGCCACGTTCACGCAGAAGCAGATCGTCGGTAAATCCTCGCCATTCTCAAGCCAGTTGCTAACGATATCGCCAACCAGATCCGAACTCCCCATGATGGATGCGAGCTGTTCCTCGTTGTAATCCCGTCCAAATACGGTGTTACTGGTTTTTACGCCAGTCAGATCAGGCATTGAGGGGGCAAAAAACTCGTAATCGCTCAGATCACCACGCTGAATAAGTTCACGAATCGTTGTAGGCTTGATCAGGCATTCGTAGTACTTCCCCATCCAGGCTGCGAATGGGGTGCCGGAAAGTCCAAGAACCCTGATGTCTCTGTCCCGGATAACCTCAAGTAACGCACGACGCTTCATGTGTGCTTCATCGATGATCAGCAGATCGATGTTGTCAGGAAACTCACGACGGATCAGCGTGTCGGCACTGGCAATCTGAATCAGTCGTGACGGGTCATAGTTAGGGTGATCACGCCATACAAAACTGATTTCTTCCCACGGTAAACCGTATTCGGTGAAACGTTCCGCTGTCTGGTTCAGCAGGATGGTGTACGGACAGACAAACATCACCCGCATACCACGTTCAACCATTCCGGCGGTGACGAATGCTGCAAGACCAGTTTTGCCAGAGCCAGTGGGTGCGTACATCAAGTACGTGCGATGCTGTTTCCACTGGTGCCGCAGCTGGTTTAAACCGCGCTCCTGAGCAAAGTTTGGGATTATTTTCAGCATGACGCCCCCTTGCTACGTGATTTACCCGTTGCCGGGATCACGTCGATCTCATCGCTAACGTATTGATCCGGATTACGTGAACAGCGCAGAAGCACGATACCAGGAATGCCGTATAGCTTGAGTCTGCGCAGTTTCAGTATTGAACGTGCCCGTGGTGACGCTCTGTCCACCTCGATCGCGCACCGTTCACCAGATGGGGCAACGACCATGATATCGACGAATCCGCGCTTACCGTTGCCCATATCAACCAGATAATTACGTTCGATCGCCAGTCCGGCATCACGCAATTTGGCAGCCAGCACATAATCAAACGTGACCTTGTCTTTTCCGGTGTAGAATTTGTTTCCGAGCAGGCTGATAACCACATGTTTGATGAACATGGTACTATTTCCACTGTGATAGTTAGCACAATAATAATTTCGCCAGAAACTATCGCGCCCTATACAGTGATCTACCTAACCTATGGAGCTGCCTTCCTCTGGTAGTGCCCTTACGGGCACGGATGTTACAGATCTGCCCCCTTGCCCCCTTCTTAGTAAAATTTCAAGCCAAATAATTTCACATGAAATTATTTCACAAAAAATAATCACCTTGATGAGGTCTATTCCTTCCGTATCGCTACTGGCGAAAGCATCCAGCCACGGCTGGCTCTCGCGTACTTCTGGACATACACCCGTAACCGGGTGTTGGCGCTCCGTCTTGCCCTGTTGCCCTTCCTGAACGATACAGGCTCCTTGTCCCACTCTTCCTGGTACACTCTCGCGTACTCTGCTGCAATTTTTACCCGGGTGGTCGGGTCTAGCTGTAACAATTGCTCCTGTATCCAGTCCCGATCAGCATCACAGTACTGCTCGGGCATAACCATTTTGATTTGCCTGTTCACTCACACCTCCGATGGGCTGTGTGTCCAGGATTAATCATCGCCTCTTACGAACGCAGGGAACGGTCGAACCTCTTCCGCCTCAACTCTGCCGTCATCAAAGGTTTTGACGTAAATTTCACGTCCGACAAGAAGCGCTTTACTGATCGCGCTCTGCGCCACACCAAAGTCCTTAGCGGCTTTCTTCTGACCGAACCTGTATACGTAATCAGCCAGGGTCTCTTTTTTCATCGCCATAACTGACTCCTTCAAAATGCCCATATCATTACGCACAGTTATTAAAATGTCAACACCGCAGATATTTCATTACATATAACCAAAGGTGATATGGTATGAACATGAAAAAGAAACCGTTAACCCCTGAGCAACTGGAAGACGCCAAGCGTCTGAAAAGTATTTTTAACGCTAAAAAGAAAGAGTTAGGCCTGTCGCAGGAATCATTAGCCTATGAATTAGGTGTTACCCAAAGCGCTGTTAATCAGCTAATGGCTGGCATCAACGCCATAAATGCCAGCCACGCAGCACAGCTTGCTAAGATACTGAATGTAAAGGTCGGAGATTTCAGTCCCAGCCTGGCAAAATCTATTGCAGAAATGGCGCTCGCAATTGAAGAGCCATTAACTCGTGTCCCCGCTTACGAATATCCGTTACTCTCCTGCGTACAAGCTGGCGCATTCTCAATGGATGATATTTCGTACACCGCAAAAGATGCGATTAAATGGATCTCCACCACCACAAAAGCCAGTGACAGGTCGTTCTGGCTGGAGGTCAAGGGGCATTCAATGACCGCACCGCAGGGTGGTAAACCCAGCTTCCCTGAAGGTATGCTGATACTCGTTGACCCTGAACGGGAAATCGAGGATGGCGATTTTTGCGTGGCCCGAATGAACGGCGATGAATTTACCTTCAAACGATTCATTCGTGAGAGCGGTAAAGCGTACCTGGAGCCGCTCAACCCACGATTCGACATGATTGAGTGTAACGAAAACTGCCAGTTTGTCGGAAAGGTCATCAAATCGCAGTGGAATGATGAGACTTTTGATTGAGCTCACAGAGTGATTTGACATCCTTCACGCCTGCAGAATGTGGAGGATGTCAAAAGCACGTTGGCATCATCATGCCACGTAAAGAGGATTAGTTATGCTTCAAAAGCTAGACGTCGCAGACAGCGTGCGTCGCGAGCTGTCTCCCCGTACCGCGCGTAAACACAAAGCTGAGTTCGGCCAGTTCATGACGCCTTCTGGCGTGGCCCGTTTTATGGCCTCCTTGTTTCCACCGAGCACAATGAAAACTTGCCGTCTACTGGACGCAGGCGCTGGTGTAGGCGCACTGTCTTGCGCCTTCCTCGACCGTTGGCTGGTTGGCGAGTTTGGCTTTGAGTCTGTCGAGGCAACAGCCTACGAAATAGACAAAAAGCTGTGTGGTCACCTTGCGAAGCACTTAACCGGGTACAGGAGAGTGACGCCCCGCATCATCGAAGGGGATTATATTGAGCTGGCAACCGCCGAAGGTCTACAGGATCGAGGTTATACCCATGCAATACTTAATCCGCCTTACAAGAAGATCAATAGCCAGTCAGCCCACCGGCAGGCTCTTCGCACTGTCGGTATCGAGACGGTAAATCTGTATTCCGCCTTTGTTGCACTGGCTGTAGGTGAGGTTGCACCTGGCGGGCAGATAGTGGCCATAATCCCACGTAGTTTCTGCAACGGACCGTATTACCGTCCGTTCCGTAATTTCATACTTGAGCGGGCAGCAATCCGCCATATTCATTTGTTCGAATCACGTAGCAAAGCTTTCAGGGATGACGATGTGTTGCAGGAAAATATTATCATCCGCCTGGAGCGTGGAGGCCTTCAGGAGGCTGTTACAGTCACAACTTCGACCGATGATAGCTTTTTTGACCTGGTCACCTACGAACACCCATTTGACCAAATTGTGTACCCGGACGATTCGGAGCGGTTTATTCATGTGCCGACCACGCACGAGAAAAGCGCCATTGAGTTATCATCCGCCGTACAATGTTCGCTGGCTGATATTGGCGTGAAGGTATCGACCGGACCGATAGTTGATTTCCGACTGAAAGCTCATTTGCGCAGCATGCCCGAAGAAGGAACTGTTCCCCTGATCTACCCGAGCCATTTGAGTATGAGTAGCACTGTCTGGCCTGTGGAAGGTTTGAAGAAACCCAACGCAATCATGCGCAACGACGAGACAGAAAAGTGGCTTTACCCGAACGGTTTTTATTGTGTGGTGCGTCGTTTCTCGTCGAAGGAGGAAAAGCGCCGAGTGGTAGCAAGCGTCGTTGATCCTGCTACCTTCAGTGAGTATTCAGTGTTGGGATTTGAAAATCACATGAACGTGTTTCATGAGAACAAACATGGGTTACCCGAGGCGCTGGCCCGTGGCTTGGCCGTGTTCCTGAACACTACCGCAGTGGATAAGTATTTCCGTCGATTCAACGGGCATACACAGGTCAATGCAACCGACCTCAAGATGATTAAGTACCCAAGCCGTGACACTCTGATAGAGCTTGGCAAGTGGGCTATGCAACAAGAAACTCTCACGCAAGAACATATTGACGCTAAGCTAGGAGCTCTGACTGCATGAACAACCAAAATGATTATATTGAGGCCGCTCAGCAAATTATAGCATCCTTAGGCCTGCCCAGAGCGCAGCAGAATGAGCGTTCTGCTTTGTGTTTGCTGGCACTCCTGAACCTCACACCGGGAAAAGCATGGGCCAACGCGGAAAATCCGCTTGTGGGCATTACACCAATCATGAATTGGGTTCGGGAGCACTACGGCAAGGTCTACGCACCCAATACTCGTGAGACATTCCGCCGCCAGTCTATGCATCAGTTCTGCGCTGCTGGAGTAGCCCTCTACAATCCGGACAAGCCCGATCGCCCAGTGAACAGCCCGAAGGCTGTTTATCAGATCGAACCTGCTGCTCTGTCCATGCTACGCACTTTCGGCAGCCCGGCATGGCACGATAGCCTTGCAACCTATTTAGCCGAGCGTGAAACGCTGGTTACCCGCTATGCTAAGGAGCGCGAACAGAATCGTATCCCTGTTGAAATTGCTGCGGGCCAGCAAATAACCCTCAGTCCCGGCGAGCACAGCGAACTTATCCGTGCCATAATAGAGGACTTCGCCCCACGTTTTGCTCCGGGTAGCGTGCTGGTCTATGCTGGCGACACTGGCGAAAAGTGGGGCTACTTCGACGCTCCACTGCTGGCCGGGCTAGGTGTTGATGTGGATTCACACGGTAAAATGCCAGATGTGGTGCTACATTTTACTGCGAAAAACTGGCTGCTACTGGTTGAGTCTGTCACCAGTCATGGACCGGTTGATGGGAAGCGGCATGCTGAGCTTGCCAGGCTGTTTGCCGGATCAACAGCCGGACTTGTCTATGTGACCGCTTTTCCAAATCGCTCCATCATGGGACGATATCTTGGTGAAATCGCATGGGAAACAGAGGTATGGGTGGCTGATGCACCTTCTCATCTTATTCACTTCAACGGAGTACGATTTCTTGGCCCCTACTCTACTGAATGAGTACAGGACCAGATAAATAGCCCGGCCCATGCGCCGGGTTTTTCTTTGCATATCCCCTCCTGCTATCTGTCCCCTTCAAAAATAAATCACTTTAAAAATCAGTTAAGTAATATTTTCTTGCCCACAATAACCACCAACGGTATTTACACAAAAATCACCGCAAGTTATATTTATTTCAAGCCAGAAACATCGCGCCCTTACACAGGGCTACATAAATCAGTCGTACGGCGCGACTTAACCCGCCGCAAAATGCTCTTTAACAATCTGGAGCTTTACAGCGTCAATGACCTGTTTAGACCCCTACACGTAAACGTGCTGTATCATCGGGTGCGATCCGGTCGATGAGAGAGTATCCCCGCGCGAGAGCGAGAACGGCGTGAGAACGGGCAACACTGGCAGGAAGTTGGCGCTGACCAATACAGGGAAGGTTTTGGGGTGCAGGCAGCACCGCCAAAGCATTTCCGAGAAAGGATGGTATTGACTGCGTGTGATGTCGGGGCTATATTTGGCGAACACCTCATAAAACGGGTGTCGGGATTAGGACCCCGCTGACAATCGAGGCGATACAGACGCGCTAGCGTCTTTTTTTGTATCGACATGCACGCACATCTTATCAATGGTGGGCTGTATGGGGCCGACTTCGGTCGGGCTGGTTCCCTTGATTGCCAGTAGTCCTAACCCTGTACAGTCCACCGCCAGCGAGTTTAGGACCTCCGGCGGTGGTTATCAATCACCAATCAAGGAGGCTGCCACCATGGCTACTATATCTCCCCTTTCTCGCCCATCCGTAACTATTGAAAACGGCAATGCCATCACTACGTCAATTGACATCGCAGAGTTCTTTGAGAAGCAGCATCACCATGTTGTTCAGAAAATAGAATCCCTTGAATGCTCTGAACAATTCTTAACCAGCAACTTTTCGCGGGTTAAATTCGAACACCGGGGTAATACCTATAACGCCTATCAAATCACCAAAAACGGCTTCGTCTTCCTGGTGATGGGCTTCACTGGTAAAAAAGCCGCCGCTTTCAAAGAAGCCTACATCGCTGAATTCGATCGCATGGAAAAACAGCTATGGGAACAGAAACAACTGGCCCTGTCTTCTCCTGCGATGAATATCAATTTCCCTTTGTCGTGGTTTTCTGAGCATCACCCCTACGCCACGATGAATTATGTTGATCGAAAAACATTGCAGCTTGATACCTCCGTCTTATTCGACATGCCAAGCCCTGCAATGCGCATATTTAATGAATTACGTCGCAACGGCTATAACGTTGACGCCGCTGTCGCTGAATTTAACGCCTTCAAACATCTGACGGAAGAAATGCGCCGTACACTACAGGATATTTCAAGATTGTCAGATCAAAATGCCCGAAAAGGCTTCTCTGTAAGCCTCTAAAGAACTAATAGTTTGACAAAGAACTAATAGTTTGACAATGCCGCAGCGCTTATCGCATACTGACCGCACTACAACGTCAGCGGTCAACCGCACCCGATAGCTTTGCGGCTTTTTTATGCCTGTTCACAGGTATCGCCATATCAATGGCGGGTCGAGAGAGCCTAATACAACACCCTTTCGGGAAATACGCTCCGCCGTCTGACGCGGTAGTTGAAGCCCGCCACCCCACTAAGGTGGCAGTCAATACTAAAACGTCAGGAGTCATGATTATGGCTAATCAACTCATCCCCGTATTCAACGGCACCATATCCAACGAAACAACTCTTTTAGTTAACGCTCGTGATCTACATTCTTTTCTTGGTGTGGGCAGAATGTTCGCGCACTGGGTTAAAGAGCGCATTGCTGAATATGGATTCGTTGAAAGCCAGGACTATATTTTGATTTGCCAAAATGGGCAAACCAAAGGTCGAGGAGGTAATCGCCGTAGCAAGGACTACCACCTAACTCTCGACACAGCCAAAGAGCTGGCAATGGTTGAGCGCAACGAAAAAGGCCGCCAGATACGCCGCTACTTCATTGAGTGCGAGAAAAAGTTTCGCCAGAGTCTTTTACCTACACCAATGAACATCAACTACCCTCTCTCGTGGTTCTCAGATAACCATCCCTACGCCACGATGAACTATGTTGATCGCAAGGTTATCAGCCTTGATGCTTCCGTGCTCTTCGATATGCCAAGCCCAACTATGCGCATCCTCAACGAGCTACACAGCAAGGGCTATAACGTCGATGCAGCTGTCGCCGAATTTAACGCCTTCAAGCATCTGACGGAAGAAATGCGCCGTAAATTGCTGGATATTTCCCGCACATCGGAAAAGTCTTCCCGCTTTGGTTTCAACGTAAATCTTTAATTAACCCCATCCCCGACCACATATCGGGGATTAAATAAAATATCTGGATTAATTAACCGGAGGATTTGTCATGCTCAAACCTCACTACGGAACCGCATTAGTTTCTCGCGAGGACGTTAAACCCGGTACAGCAATTCTTTACAACGGGCGTTATTACATGGCGTCAGCGAACGTTAATAATGCACTTTACGCACATTCACTGATTGAAAAAATTCGCATTATCTCAGATGCAATAGAAGTTTACCTGAACAATAAAGGACAACCGTTAATCTCACCAGCCTGAAAGGAAATATCATGCTCAATCAAAAAATAAATATCAATGTAAAAAGCGTCGTAACTCCAGCAGGAACGATAATGGGAGAAGTTTTTATGGATGATAAAATCATCGCCTATTTTGTCGTCCTGCCTGATGAGGCTATTTCTGTTATTGATACGGAAGGCAATGTTATGTTTATCGCGGAACATCCAGAAGACATCGCATTACAGGCCGCTGCATATTTCTTTGCTAAAGAGCAGGAGGAAGAATGTAACTGCCCTGTCTGTCAGCTTTCCCGACAAATTAATTTAATGCATTAACCGGAATCAGGAGTTCCGCCATGAACGCATACCTCACCTGCGACCGCATAGAGGAGCGTCGCTGGGTTAATCAGCAAATTCAGGATGAAAAGGATAAATGGATTGATGATCGGGCGCAGGAGCTTATCAGCATGTTCCCCGATAAACCATTGCTTATGAGCAGCCTTTTTTTACCCAAAGAAGCCCAGCTGGCACTCACTGGCGAAAAAGCTGAAGAGGCGTACAACGATTATATCTCAGCGATCGCCTATGCTCGGGCGGAAGAAGAATGGGAGAGAAAATTCTCCCCCTGTCCTTTCTGATTTTCAGGACCAAAAAAATGTTCGATATCGTTGAATTTGTTAAGCAGCAGGAGCGCTTTTTCTGCGAGGCATTAACTGAACCGACGCTGACATGGGCGAAGGAAAGTCAGTTTGCAATTCAGCAATTCCAGAAAAATGCCTTTCTGGCTGACACAGCACGGGCAAATCTGCCCAGCGCACAGAACGCTATCATCAATGTTGCCGCCATCGGCATAACCCTGAACCCGGCCAGCAAGCTGGCGTATCTGGTCCCACGAAAAAAGGCTGTATGCCTGGATATCAGTTATATGGGGCTTCTGCATCTGGCACAGGTCACAGGAGCCATTCAGTGGGGGCAATGCAAACTTGTTTACGAGAAGGACATTTACGAGTCCAACGGTATTGACTGCGCCCCCACGCACAAATACAACCCATTCGTAGACAGGGGCGCACGCATTGGCGGTTATTGTGTCGTAAAAACATCCGAAGGCGACTATCTGACCGAAGAGATGAGCAACAGGGAAATCGAGGTCATCAGGGCGTGCAGCAAAGCCGGAAATAACGGAGGAAGTAGCCCGTGGGATAGCTTCCCCGACGAAATGGCCAGAAAAGCCATTGTTAAGCGCGCCAGCAAATACTGGCCCCGTCGCGATCGCCTGGATACAGCTATCGACTACCTGAACACTCAGGCCGGTGAAGGTATCATCCTGAATGCTGATCACATCCCTGAGCGTGACGTCACTCCCGCATCAGATGAGATTATCAATGAGATCACTCAGGCAATCACCGAAATTAACAAGACATGGGATGACCTGCTTCCCTTATGTTCCAAAACATTCCGTCGCACGATTGCATCACATGAATATCTCAGTCAGGAAGAAGCTGTCAAAACGCTTGATTTTGTCAAAAAGAAAGCTGCCAGAAACAAGGCCACGGCGGAAGCGAAAATTCACGCCACCACGGAAAATAACAGCGAGGCCGTGTCATGACACCAGAAATTATTCTCCAGCGAACTGGCGTGGATATTACCAGCCTCGACCAGGGCGATGATGGATGGCACAAGCTGAGACTCGGTGTTATCACTGCTTCAGAAGTTCACAATGTGATAGCAAAGCCACGTTCCGGCAGCAAATGGCCTGATACAAAAATCTCATACTTCCACACCCTGCTGGCTGAAGTTTGTACCGGCGTGGCACCGGAAGTTAACGCTAAGTCGCTCGCATGGGGAAAGCAATACGAAGATGATGCCCGTGCCCTCTTCGAATTTATCGCGGATGTTACCGTCTCGGAAACGCCAATAATTTTTCGTGACGAAAGCATGCGCACCGCCTGCTCTCCCGACGGTTTATGCAGCGACGGTAACGGTCTTGAGCTTAAATGCCCTTTTACTTCCCGCGACTTCATGAAATTCCGGCTTGGCGGCCTTGACGCTATCAAGCCTGCTTACATGGCCCAGGTGCAATTCAGCATGTGGGTTACAGACAAGGACGCCTGGTACTTCGCCAACTACGACCCACGCATGAAGCGTGAAGGCCTGCATTATGTCGTGGTCGAACGGGATGAAAAGTACATGGCGAGTTTTGATGAGATGGTGCCGGAGTTTATCGACAAAATGGACGAAGCACTGGCGGAAATTGGTTTTGTATTTGGAGAACAATGGGGGGTTAATAACTAATGGATGAAGTGATTTTTACTTATAACGAAGAATCAGCACTGACCGCCGGACAAGGTGGTTTTATTACCGAAACGGGTGCGCATATCATTAACATCACCGAAGCAGAACTCAAGCAATCAGAAAAAGGTGCCCGATTCATTGAGTTTTCTGGAGAATCCGACGACGGACGGAAAATCCAATATCTCAGTGTTTGTGTTCAGAAGAATGACGGCACTGAAAATAAATTTGGGGCGAGCATTATTCACGCCATGATGGGATGCACAGGAATTGGGCAGTTAACGCAGCATATGGTTTCCGTCAGTAAATATGTTGCACCTGAGTTTCACGGAAAGAAAATCGGACTCGTCCTCCAGAAAGTATTAACCACAAACAGAAAGACTGGCGCAGACGGTTACCAGATGGAAATCTGCATTCCATTCATTGCAGAAACAGGGCAGACACTGAAAGAAAAAGCTGAAGGAAAGAAACCAGAAACGGTAGCAAATATGGTTTCCACTCTCAAAGACAAAGACAATCGCAGAAAAAACGTAAACCCGAATCACACGGACGCCCCGGGTTACTGGCAGTACGGCAGCGATAGTTTTTAATTCACAAACAAAACCAGGCTTTAAATGCAGTGAACAACTGAAGCCTTAACACACCTCTACACGGAGATATTAATATGAACCAGCATCAAACTGATGTTAATGTTTTCATTAACGACCTCGACGGCGGGGTATTTGTAAACAAACTTGGTGCGGTATTAAGTGAAGTTGCCTTTGGCGTAAACAGCACAAACAAAAAAGGAAAGGTATGTGTTGAATTCGAATTATCTTCACTTGATGAAAATCGCGTATCAGTTTCCCATAAACTAAAATTCACACGCCCGACAATGCGTGGTAGTAAATCAGAAGAAGACACAACTAACACCCCGATGTTTGTAAATAAAGGTGGTGAGCTTACTTTGTTCCAGAAAGACCAGGGGCAGCTTTTTGATAAACAGGGCCAACATGACGCTGTTTTACGCTGAATAATCCCCGCCTTAAAACGCTCGCGCATTATCCCTAAATACATAAATTAAAGTTAAATATACATGTCTCAGTTAGATAGCAATGCCATTAAAGAAATTGTAAAACTCACCACTACTGCTTTTTCTGGTGAAAATTTGCCGCTTACGGAATGCCCTGTTGCGTTATTGCCGGACAATGTAAATATCGAAAGTCTGGAACGATTCATGACAGAACGTTTTCGTTTCCGTGGAGTCATGACCACAACCAGTATTGATGACTTTGTTGAATACAGCAAAGGGTATGCCGATGAGCACTCCCGCTGCTTCATTAACGCGGAAACGATGAAAGCAGTCACTGTGTTCAATATCGGCACTCTGGAGCAACCTGGACACGCTGACAACAAGGCACTGCTGGAACTGAAAGCCACATCACCATATCGCGCATTGCTTGAGGTGGACGGCAAAAAACAACTCCAGAAATCTCTCGCTGAATGGCTGGAAGACTGGGCCGACTTCCTCACAGCCTGTGACAGCGACGGTAATGTGCTGGATATCAAACAGGCTATCTCTGCTGTCCGTCGTCTTACCATCGACGCAAAACGCAGTGCTGAATATGAAGAGCAAAACTTCAGCGGTAGCCGCTCAGTCATGGAGTCCGTTGAGGCTAAAAGCAAAGAAATCATGCCTGCCACTTTCCGCTTTGAATGCATCCCATACGAGGGCCTGGGCAACAGGGAATTCACGCTGCGATTAAGCATTCTGACAAGCGAACAACCTGTTCTGGTGCTACGTATCGTGCGTGTTGAAGCTGCGGAAGAAGAAATTGCCAAAGAGTTCCGTGACCTGCTGAAAGAGCGTTTCGAAGAAGAAGATATCTTAACCTTCATCGGCACGTTCTCAGTGTGATGAAATCTGTGACAGGGACGTCACGACATATCGCTCATATTTCACGAGAAAATACACAGTTCTTGGAGGGTATACTATGCAATTTAAAGATTTACCAGAGGATATTCAGAAAATAGCTGCGGATACGCTTAAAGACCATTTATCGGTGATAAATTTAACAAAGGAACCAAAGGCGAATCTGGAAAATATATCCCGTAACATGCGAGATGTTTTTGTCGGGATGTATGCTTATGACAATGAAAAGCACGAGGAACATATTCAAAATTGCCGCCTTAATAAAGGACAACAAAACATCAAACACAATATAACAGAAAACGACAAATCAATTAATTCTGTTGAAAGAGTGAATAATTCGCAGAAAACAGACCCATTGGTATTCTGGAATATCGTTCAGGCTTTTGCCTTGAGCAAGGTGTATGAGTTTAACAACATCAATCATTCAGGGATCGACACTCATCAATCATCACATCGTGAGGGGGTGTCCATGCTTCTGTCTCTGTTACAAGAGCAAGGCGAATATCCTCAGCCGACATCAAACGATACTGAGCAATAGTCTATTCTCGTACGCTGCAACGTGAGGTCGTACCCCGGACACGGGTAAACATCCGGCAATTCCAGCTTACCACCTATTTAACCCCCTCCCCGTAACGAGACGAAGAAATGAGCACTCATCATGTTGTGAGTTTTTCAGGCGGTCGGACATCGGCGTACCTCGTCCACCTTATGGAGCAACGCAGAAAAGCTGGTGAAAACGTTCATTACATACTCATGGATACGGGATGTGAACACCCGCTGACGTACCGATTTATTCGGGAGGTTGTGAAGTTCTGGGATATTCCGCTAACCGTGTTGCAGGTCGATATAAATCCAGAGCTTAGGCAGCCAAATGGTTATACGGAATGGGAACCAAAGGATATTCAGACGCGAATGCCGGTGCTTAAACCGTTTATGGACATGGTAAAAAAATATGGCACGCCATACATCGGCGGCGCGTTCTGCACTGACAGATTAAAACTCACCCCCTTCACAAAATACTGCGATGACCATTTCGGACAAGGGAACTACATCACGTGGCTGGGTATTCGTGCAGACGAACCCCGTAGGCTGAAACCGAAACCGGGCGTCCGGTATCTTGCCGAACTGTCAGATTTTGATAAGTCGGATGTTATCCGGTGGTGGCGAAAACAACCTTTTGATTTGCAAATCCCGGAGCACCTCGGGAACTGTGTTTTCTGCATCAAAAAGTCAACGCAAAAGCTGGGGCTTGCATGTAAAGACGAACCTGGTCTGATGCGGGTTTTTAATGAACTGGTTACAGGCAAACACGTCAGGGATGGTCATCGCAGAACAGGTAAAGACGTTATGTACCGTGGTCACCTGACGCTTGACGGGATTGCCAGGATGTATGCCGACAGCGACTACAGCAATTTGTATCAAGCGATGGTGCTGGCCAAGCGGTTTGATACTGGTTCGTGTTCCGAATCATGTGAAATCTGGGGTGACCAATTGGAGTTGAAATTCGAAGAGGTAGTGGCATGACAATCGTAAAAACCCATACCGGCATTGTGATCACCAAAGGCGGCCCGCAGGTAAAAAAACTTCACCAGACAGAGCGGATGTGGGTCGTCGGCAAAAACGAGTTTTACCACAAAGAAACCGGACGCCGCCACTTTGCAGAAAATACGCGCCGCAGACTGCTGATCGACACAATCAAGCCTGTCGAGGTGAAGCATGTTTAAACAGAACGAAAAATCTATCGCTCAAATTGCTGAGTATATCCCGCGTACGTGCCGGGGTATGCAGTTGCAGGAAGCCAAAGCGCGCCTGGAGAAAAAAATTGCGCTCTATATCGATGACGGCTGTGATGCTGCCGTTCTTAACGCGGCTTTCGCACCAGCTCTTAACTGTCATACGCGGGAATCTTTTTTTTCGTGCATCGCAGCGCAGATCCACAAAGGAGGCAACCAGTGAGCAAAATTGACTATCAGGTATTGCGTGACGTGTCGGAACGCGCAATTACAGCGATGACACATCTGTCAATATTACCAGGTGATGATGATTTATTAAGCGAAAAGAAGCTCAAGGAGCTTGGTATTGATATTGATGCGATTCACGCCTTTAAAATTATGGCCGGGCCAGAAACCGTGCTGTCACTACTGGATGAACGAGATGCATTAAACGAACGCATGGCCGAACTGGAGGCTAATTTAGCGAAGCTGGCCGAAGACCAACAGAAAGCGATTGAGTCAATTAAGCAGGCTGATTCGGCTGTTAAGTTGGCACACGAGAAGTTTTCGGCTCTGGCGGCGGAGAATGCGGAGTTGAAGGCCTTCAAAACAGCAGTTTATCAGCAGATGGGCGTCGGATGTGATGCTCCTGAATTCTCCATTACGGTAGGTTTGAGTAACTTACGTCGTTTTGCTGACACACTCCACGCCATTGAGCGTGAGTTCTTTACCAAAGAGCTACCTGATGAAGAGCACGAAGGCGAAACATTCAATGAATGTCCACTTAGCTGGGGAATGAGCGTCGAACAGTACGTTTCCGAGTTTCGCAAATGCCTGGCTGAAGTACGGGCGCAGGGCGTGGAGATGCTGGCAAAAAATCATCAGAGTATCGTCAATGCACTTAAGGGAGATTCTTTATTTTCTGATGGTGAATACCGGCATGCAATTATCGCTTCCGCAGCAACATCTTTCGCCGCTGAGCTTCGCAAAGGAGGCAACCAGTGAGCGAAATTAATTACCAGGCACTGCGTGAGGCGGCAGTAGCAATTGAAACAGTAGCAACGCCTCAAAAATTGCTGGCATTTCGTATGAAAGCCACACCTCAGGTTGTGCTGGCGCTACTGGATGAGTTGGAAGCAGCAAAATCAAAACTCAACGAGCAGCGTGAGTATTACGAGGGAGTAATCGCGGATGGAAGTAAGCGCATAGCCGAACAGGAGAAAAGCGAAGAGCAACTCATTAATGAGCGTGACCATGCTGAGTCTGCTTTAGCTGATATGTATTTTGCAGCAACCGGGGACAGGCCGGAATGGAGTAACTGTTTCAGTTTTTCAGATGCAGTAGATGCCGTGGTTGACAGAATTGCTGATTTAGAAGCTAAACAGGCATCGCCAGTAGTACCGGAAGAACTGATTAAAGCAGTGCGCTTTTATGAACAGGTAAAGCGTGAGAATCCATCTGTTGAAACCGGAGCATGGAAAGACGCTGTTGACTGGGTACTCAAAGAGGCTTGCCAGGCTGTAAGCATTCGCATCAAAGGAGGTGAGTAATGCGTGTGGCATGTATCGGCTTGTTACCGTATCCGACTCGTTTTTGGGCTTCTGCGCTAATTGCAAAGAACATCATCCCGACACCAAAGCGCCGCCATACCGGTATTGCAGCGGCACGACGAGCAGCAAAGAGATGCAGGAGAGCAAAACGATGAAAAACCGTAAAGCAAAGATTCTGTTAGTTCGTAGAAACGCTCCTGGCGTCTGGCAGTGGGTGAGACTCAGCAACCGACGGATGGGGTTGATGAAATATTACGGGATGATGGATTGTGGTTTTTGCAAAAAGCCCAGCGCGGAGCAAAACCGCTGGAAAAACCACTTGCGCACTAAAGGAGAGTGATATGGCTATTGCTGCAAGTTACACCATGCATCTCTATTGTGATTGCCTCCAGTGTACAGATGGCAAATATAAGTCGCCAGACTTCGGTGAGTATATAGGTACGTCATGGGCTGGCTGTGCAAAAGAGGCGCGCAAGGATGGCTGGCGAATAAGCAAAGACAAAACGCGTGCTTTTGCGCCCGGGCATAAAGTTTTGAGGATTAACAAATGACCACTATTACCAAAGAGCGACTGCTGACAATCAAGCAGTGGCGCGAAACATACGGACCTGGTAGCAACGTTGTACTGCCAGCAGAAGAAGCGGAAGAACTGGCACGGATTGCTCTGGCATCGCTGGAAGCAAAACCAATAGGTGCATTTCACATTGCAGAACAGCAAGTTGACGGCACAAGTGACTACATCAAGGATGGGGAGTGGCCTATTGATAATGGGACAATTGAAGTATACGCCGCCCCTCCAGCGCCAGTAGTACCGGAAGAAAAACCAATGCCTAACCCTCTTGGCATGTACGCGGTTGATGCTGTTGCTGCTATTGCAGAGGTGAGAGGCTGGAACGCCTGCCGCGCCGCCATGCTTCAGTCCGGAAACTTTCGGGAAAACAATAATTCGTCAACCAATAATTTTCGGGAAATCGCGGAAACGTCAACCAACTATCCGATAATTCCTAGTGAGGTGTTGTCCGCAATCCTGAAGGTTGCCAAGATTCGTGCCGATTTCGATGATTTTGACGGTGACAGGCGAGGTATCGGTGATTGTCTGGATGAGGCTGAGCAAGAGCTTATCGTTACCATTAACAAATATGCCAGTCAGTTGGCAGCAGAACCGATAGCGACTAATGACGTTCGAGAGCAAACAGCCGTTCCGCCAGTTCCTGTAATACAGGCTGATGTCGCGCAGGCAATTGAAAAACTCAAACGGAAATTAGTGGAATGCAATCGCTATAACTACTGCGCAGATGCAGTTAAGGGCGTTGAGTATGCCTGCCACGCTGCCATGCTTCAGGGTAGCCAACCTGTAAGCCAAACTTACAAGTTTCCAGTTAATACACCTTGCCAGGATGCGCCAGCCCATATCTGGCTGCAAACAGCTGGAGTATGGCCAGAAGATGGCGAGTTAAGCGAATTAACGTGGTGCAGCCACAATCAGCACCATGATGACACGCTATATGTTCGAGCTGACTTGGTAAATGGCAATTCTCCGGTAACTCCGGATGGTTGGATAAGCTGTAGTGAGCGAATGCC